ACAGCAAGTTTGAATTATAAAGAAGCAGAAGCCAGAGGATATTTTAAACTTGATTTTTTGAATGTCAGCGTTTATGAAGGTGTTAAAAGCCAAGAACATTTAACACGGCTGTTAGAAACTGAACCACTATGGGACTTACTATTAGAAGACGACTTTACGGAAAAACTGTTTCACGTGAACGGGCACGGATCAATCTTGAGAGAAATGAAGCCGCAGAGCGTGGAACAACTAGCGGCAGTTTTGGCTATGATTCGCCCTGCGAAACGTTATCTGATTGGGAAAGACTGGACTACGATCATGACGGAGATCTGGACGAAACCGGAGAATGACGAGTACTACTTTAAGAAAGCACATGCCATTGCCTATGCACATGTGATCGTAGTTCAAATGAACCTAATTGTTGAAAAAATTAGTTACGAGTATAGTTAATTTTTTGGAACTCTAACCAACTGAATAGATTTACGTTTAATACGCTTTTCAGCAATTTCACTTAAATTTACACTTGGTCCAAAAATTAATTCAGCGTCTTTGCTGTTAAATGTTTTGATAGCGTATCTAAAAACATTCATTTCGTTTTTTAGAAAAATATTAATTGGAATCTTACGATTGCTCTCCCACCACCAAATTTCGCCTAATTCTAAAAATTTAAGTTTTTCTAAATCAGTTTTGATCACACTTATGTCATACATACTGGCAACATAATCGTCAAAGTTGATAATGATGCCGACATATTCAATACTGTTTGATTTAACGCATGAAATAAAGGGATGGTTTTCTTGGAAAGGTGTCGCTATCATTGTTTCAATAAATACATGTTATGCAAAGTTTACCAATCTATTTATATCCAAATTCTATCACGGTCATGCTAGATTTGGATCCAACTACCCCGGGAGTTAACCAAGTTATGTACCAACGTGATCTAAAAATACAGAAAGGTGTTAAGAACTCTATTCAAATACAGTTTAAGAATAGTGATCAAAAACGTATACCTATTTCCAATACAAGTACATACTTGTTTAATATGTTCGATGCCACCTATAACCGATTATTGCTAACTCGTCCGTTAACTGTACTGGATGATGGCGCAACTTTGAATCTACGTGGATTGGCTGAACTATCTTTGTATGCTTCGGATACAGTTGGGTTGGATAATGGAAACTATACATATTCTATCACCACAATCGATCCTAGCGACAATTCAGTTGTTGCGGCATTTGCCAACACTTACTACGGTTCAAACGGTACATTGGTACTAACTTCAGACATATATCCAAACTTGCAACCAAGTCAGGAAGCAAGTGTGTTTCTTCCTAGATTTAATTCTGTTTCCAATTTGTATGAACATTTTAGTGGAAACATTTATGCTTACCCAGAATATAAGAGCAACACCACTGCCCTACAAACTTTGGCTATTTACATGACCAATTACATAGGTACAGTCACTGTCCAAGGTACATTGAGCAATCAACCAGACAGCGTAGTTGCATATTCAACTATTGCAACTAGAACATATTCATCATACAACGGAATTGATTATTTGAATTTCAACGGTATCTATACCTACATTCGAGTACTTTATACACCTGGAGTCAAACCAGGCGACAGCACAAACGACAATCCTACTTACTTCGGTTCACTTGACAAGATTCTATTTAGAAGCTAACATAGTAATGTGAACGAAATCCAAGACGCACTTTTAGCATTACTACCTTCAAAACGAAAGACTACTCCCAGCGGGTGGACTAGTTTCGATGCTGTCTGTTGTCATCATAATGGCAGTAGCCGTGACACTAGAAAGCGCGGCGGCATACTTACTAACCCAGATGGCGGATTCCAATACCATTGCTTTAATTGTAATTTTAAGGCCGGATGGAGTCCAGGTAAGATGTTGAGTAAAAATACCAAGAGCCTATTTAATTGGGTTGGTATGAATGAATCAGACATTGGCAAATTAAATTTGATTGCACTTAAGGTCAAAGATGACCAGCCAGTGATCAAAAAGCCTTTGAACTTTACCTTGGTAGAAAAGACATTGCCCGACGGCACAATGTCTATCATAGAGTGGATCAACACTGCTTATACACCAGACATTGCTGAAGACATTGGTTTAATTATTGAATACATTGTCAACCGAGGAATGGACTTGGACTGGTACAATTGGATGTGGAGTCCGGCACCAGGATACAAGGATAGAGTTCTTATTCCATTTTATCACGATGGAAAGATTGTTGGGTATACTGGACGTAAAATTACAGAAGGCAAGCCCAAGTATTTGACTGATGCACAACCAGGTTATGTATTCAATCTAGATGCACAAACTAATAATAGACAGTATATTATTGTTGTAGAAGGTCAGTTTGATGCCATAGCCATTGAAGGCTGTGCCATAATGCACAATGAGCCAAACGATACTCAAGCTATGCGACTAAATGCACTGGGCCGTGAAATCATTGTTGTACCTGACAAGGATCGCCCAGGCGCTAAAATGATTGAAGCCGCAGTTAAGAATGGTTGGAGTGCTAGTTTGCCCCTTTGGGAAGATGATATCAAGGACGTAGCCGATGCAGTAAAACGATATGGCAGACTTTATACACTTGCCACAATTTTGCATTATAAGGTCAGTGGAGAGATAAATTTACATCTACTTAAAAAGAAATTAGAGAATGTCAAAGAATAAGAAACAACCAAAACCCAATTATGATTATGATGTGCAGAAACTTTATATTGAAATGTTTCTGAGCGATGCAGAAACTTTTATTAGATGTCAGAACATTTTTGATCCCGAGAATTTTGATCAACGCTTACAGGACGCGGCAACATTTATTCACAAGTATGTGGATGAATATAAAGTCATGCCTGAAGTTAGTATTGTCAATGCATCAACCCGCAGTGAGTTTGAGTCAGTACAAGTGGCCAAGGAAAACTATGATTGGCTAATGCATGAGTTTGAAAACTTTAGTCGTCACAAAGGACTTGAACGTGCTATTGTTAAGAGCGCAGACTTTTTAGAAGATGGCGACTATGGTCCAGTGGAAAAGCTGATTAAGGATGCAATTCAAATCAGTTTGAACAAAGACATGGGTACAGACTACTTTGCTGATCCCCGCGCTCGTTTGAGTAAACTTAAAGACAACAACGGACAGATCAGTACTGGCTGGCCCAGCATTGATAAGAAACTGTATGGTGGATTTAACAGAGGTGAGTTGAACATTTTCTGTGCAGGATCAGGCGGTGGTAAATCTTTGTTCTTAGCCAACATGGGTGTGAACTGGGCACTGGCTGGATTGAATGTGATATATCTTACATTTGAATTGAGTGAAGGTTTGGTGTCTATGCGTTTGGATTCCATGACTACTGGTATTGGTACTAGGGACATTTTCCGAAACATTGATGACGTAGAACTCAAAGTCAAAATGTTGGAAAAACGCAGTGGACACCTACAAGTCAAGTACATGCCCAGTGGTAAAAATTGCAACGATATTCGAGCCTATTTAAAGGAATATCAGATCAAAACCGGGGTGAAACCAGACGTTTTGTTAATAGATTACCTAGATTTAATGATGCCTTTGTCAGTGAAGGTAAGTCCCAGCGATTTGTTTGTTAAAGACAAATATGTGTCTGAAGAGATTAGAAACTTGGCAATGGAAACACAATGTATTACAGTTACAGCGTCACAGTTGAACCGTAGTGCTGTTGAAGAAATTGAATTCGATCACAGTCACATTAGTGGCGGCTTGTCAAAGATTATGACGGCAGATAACGTGATTGGTATCTTTACAAGTCGTGCTATGAAGGAACGGGGACGCTATCAAATCCAGTTTATGAAGACACGTAGTTCAAGTGGTGTGGGACAAAAGGTTGATTTGGAATTTAACTTAGATACACTACGCATTAGTGACTTGGGTGATGAGGATGATTCAAATTACAGTCCCAATGGCAATAACAGTCCGAGACCTAGTAATGGTGGGCCATCTAGTGTGATTGATGGACTAAAACGTACCAGTGTAGTTACAACCAGTACATCACCAGATAAGGCAGGGTTTGATTTTAGCAAGTTACAGTCTAAGTCAAGCTCGGCACCAGCAATACGCAATATGCTGAGTAATATGAATAATATTAATCCAGAGAAGGATTAAAACCACTGAGCCGCACTAAAATGTGCTGACTCTAATAGTGCTTGTCTCCACTGATCAGAACCTTCGTAATCAAATACAAGTTCTTCAGTGGCAGGGGCAACTTCCCATTTATGTTGTGATTTACTGTGCGGGTCTAACTGTCGATCCAGTACGTCGGCTTCCCACATCCAATGTCCAGCACATGCTCGATATTTTGTGGGACCTTCCCCACGGCTGATTGCAGCCAAAATACTAACATCATTGGTTACTGAAATATCTTTGTTCAGTCTAACTGTGCTGTGCCCTTCCCAATCCGGACTGTGTATCACATGCACTCGACTGCTGTTGTTGCTACCACCAAAATATAATGGCTCATCAGGGGTGCCTTCATATTCCAAGCCTGTGTTAACAGCCACTTCATTCAACGTCATGTTGCTTAACACATTATTAATTTGTAAACCCACGGACAAATTGTTGCCATGGTTGACCAATAATATAACGCTACGATGTAATTCATCTCTAGGGTTATTGGTGTTTGCTACCAAAAGGTAACCTTGATATTTGGTTGAGATTGTCATAGTAATATTTAAACAATAAATACTCAATATGAATTTTTTTGAATTTGCACCTCCTATTGAACAGCATGGAATCTTGAATCCTAAGATATGGGATCACGACAGTTTAAAAAGCAATGTGCGGGGCGCCTTGATGCGTATGGCCGAAGACTTTGAAGAGTTTATTGGCGTACCCCTACACATTGTGGACATAGTGATTACAGGTGGCAACGCCAACTATACCTACACGCAAGCCAGTGACATTGACCTGCATCTTGTGGCTGACTTCACGCAAGTGGCCTGTGATAGAGAAGTGGCCGAACTAATGGACAGCAAGCGTTTACTCTACAAGGAACAGCGCAATTTAGAAGTCTATGGTATCCCAGTAGAGCTATATGTCGAGGACATGGACATGCCAGCACAAAGCGGTGGCTGTTACAGCATAGTCAAAGATGTGTGGCACAAAAAGCCCACCAAAGATCTACCTGACGTTGACACCCGAGAGCTGGCACATTGGGTATCAGTTTGGCATACTATCATTCAGCATGCCATACACACGGGCAAGCTCAGTGTGTGCAGACACACCATGAAGTTGTTGCGTACTTACCGAAAGAAAGGACTACGCAATGATCCCAAGGGCGAGTTCAGTATACCTAATTTGGTGTATAAAAGTTTGCGTAATGATGCAACTATCAAGGCACTGCAAAAGTTCATAGATGTTGCTCACGACCGCGAACTGAGTATATAATAAACACATGAACACAATTTATATCGACATGGACGGTGTCGTTGCCGATTTCAATCGTGCCGCCCGTGAATACCTAAACAAGCGTTACGCAGATCAAGCTAGGGCTGAACAACAAGGGCGCTGGCCTGAACACGAGTGGGGCAAGATCCGAGAACTGCCACACTTTTATCGCGACTTGCCCAAAACTCATTTTGCGGATCGTATAATTGAGTTGGCCCGCGGGTTTAGGGACAAAAAGGGGTGGCAGTTGTACATGCTGACCGCTATTCCCAAGAATAACGACATGCCCCACTGCTTTCACGATAAAATTGATTGGATGCAAGAATACTATCCCGATGTTCGTGTACACTTTGGCCCTTACAGCCACGACAAGCAACACCACTGCCGTCCAGGTGACATTTTGGTAGATGATCGCGAAAGTAATACCAACGAGTGGCGAGCAGCCGGGGGAATTGCGGTTAGAGTTCTGGCCAGTGAGCCAGAGCGGGCCCTAGCTGAACTAGAAGCCCTATTGCTTAAACAGTAGTGTGAGTGCTGGTAGTTCCGATTGGAATACCTTGGATGGTGTGTAAACGTAGCGTTCTAGTGTAGGCAGGATCTGCGTTTTCCGCAGCCATTGTAGTACCCATTAGTGCTGGATCGTTGGAGTTGACACAAATGCCAGCTGGATCATAAAGTGCCCAACCGCCCTGTGTTTCTTCCCAAACAATCAAACGTGTGGAATTTTCTACAGGATCGTCACCGTGATTGCCCATGCCGTAGATGTTAAGCATGGCTTCTTCTGGAGTGTCAAATGTTTGATCAGCGATCCATGTGGTCTGACTTGAAGTGCTGTCAGTGAATACTCTTACGGTGTAGCTCATTTAGTGTTTTCCTTTTTATACTGTGTTGATGTCTCGATGTGCCATGGGTTCGCCACGACCTTCGGGTGTATCGCCATCAATACAAATGCCATCTGGACCGTAGACACGATAGCCAAATAGGCCAATGTGTTGCATCCAGTGAATAGGACGTGTGGCGTTTTCTACAGGATCATCACCACGTTCTCCACGACCCCAAATCTGACTCAATGCAGTTTCGTAGTCATCGAAAGTATGGTCATCCCAATCCGTTAAATCTTCAGTTTTAAATACTCGTACGGTGTATGTCATGCTATTATTTATACTGAATAGAATAAGACAGAGCCTAAATTAGGGAGGACAAGTTCCAAGCAGAGCGCGAAGCGCAGAAA